CTAGGCTACGACTCTACTCAGTAACCCACAGCGGGACAGGTTCGGCCTGGACCTGCGTATAGACGCCATCTCGCCGCAACACCTTGAACGCCCCAGTCAACGGCCTGCACATGTAGGTCGACAGGTTCACCAGCGACTCGCGCATCTCGGCCCGCTGCGCCACGTAGTGAGGAAGGTCGGAACCGATGTTCTGCATCAGCACCAGGCGTGAACGCTGCGTGGCTTGGTCTTCACACCCGTACTCACCGCTCAGAGTCAGCTCCCGCGCCATTGCGGCGGCGGAGACTGCGGCCAAGGCCATGACGATCAATGCTTTTCTCATGCGCTCACCCGAACACGACTGAATAGATGACGAACAGGACGAAGATCAGCGCCGGCACGGCGAAGACCATCACCAGACTGCTGCAAGTGAAAACGAGCAGGCCGGTCTGAATGCCCATTACCGGCTGTTTCTTTTTAGCCTGCGGTGCCTGGCGAAAGACAGCCTCTGGCGGATCAATCGCGTGCATTGATCCGACTTCCTGGATGCGGCCATTTACCCACTGATACGTGCGCTGATTATTTGCCATGTGATCCACCACCACAAAAGGGATGCTCATTATGGCATTTGAGGCGTATTCCGTCGCTGTCAAGCTGTCGCTGATCAACCACGTCAGCGCCGGCATGCTGCTGATCAGCAAAAGCTTGCATGGCGCTGGACAGGACGTTGATAAGCTCAACGCCAAACTGTCATCCATCGGCAAACAGGCCGCCATCGGCGGCGCCATGGTTGCTGGCGGACTCGGTCTTGCCATGCTGTTCAAGGCGCCACTGGACGAAGCCAAGAAATTCCAGAACGAGGTTGAGCGCTTCCGCTCCCTTGGCCTGGGCGACAAAGTCACTTCAGATGCCGTGACTTTTGCGAAAGGCATGGACACCTACGGCACCAGTATTCGTGAAAACCTCGGCCTGCTGCGTGACGCACAGACCGTGTTCGGCGACTTCCATGAAGCCAAGATGGTCGTGCCGCTGCTTTCCAAGATGAAATTCGCCAACGCCGCCCTGTATGGCGATGAAGGCGGAGGCATGAAGGATAGGGCCTTCATGGACATGCTGAAGGTCATCGAAATGCGTGGCGGCCTGGCCAGCCAGGAGGCTTTCACCAAGCAAGCCAACATGGTGCAGCAGGTTCAGACCGCAACTGGCGGTCGAGTCGGCGCCAACGAATTCCTGAACTTCATCAAAACCGGCGGCGTTGCAGCCAAAGGCATCAAGGATGAAAACTTCTATTACGGCATGGAGCCACTGATTCAAGAAATGGGCGGGTCGCGGGTCGGTACAGGCCTGATGTCTGGCTATCAGAACTTGGTGCAAGGCCGCACTACGCAGCGCGCTGCAGAAGAACTGATGCGCATCAAAATGCTTGATCCGGACAAGGTCGTGTACAACAAAATCGGGAATATCAAGCAAATCAAGCCGGGCGGAGTGAAAGGCTCAGACCTGATGGTAGCCGACCCATTCAAATGGATGCAAAGCGTGATGTTGCCGGCCTTCGCCGCCAAAGGCATAACCGATAAACAAGCGATCCTCAACGAAATCGGCGCCATTTTCACCAACCGCACAGCATCGCAGCTCTATTCGACGATGTACCTGCAGCAAGCCAACATTCAGAAGAACATGAAGCTAAATGCCGGTGCCGCGGGCATCGACGAGCTGACAAAAAATGCCAAGACCACGCTGGCCGGTAAGGAAATCGAACTGGCCAAAAAGTGGAATGACTTACTGCTGGCATTGGGCGAAGTGATTCTGCCGCTGGCGATCAAGGCTGTCGATGCCATCAGCGGCGCTATTATCAGAATGACCGCATGGATGAATGCCAACCCGGAAAAGGTCAAGGCACTCACCTACGCGCTGATGGGGCTCTCGGCGTTTCTGATCGCGGGCGGCCTGATCAATATGATCATTGCCGCCGGGCGCGGGTTCTGGCTGCTGGGGCAGGCGATGATATTCGTCACAAGCACAGCACTTGCGCCGATGATCCCCGCCATCGCGCGGTTCGGCACCTACCTTCTGGTGTTTGCACTCGATTTCGCCAAGGCCATGGCTGCATTCGTCATGTCGTCCGGATTCGTCCGCGGCTTCCTGATGGCCTTCCTGACGCCAATCAAGCTGATCGGGCAGGCGCTGTACTTCATGATTTCTCCTCTCACGCTGCTGTTGACGCCGGTAGGCCTTGTAGTAGTAGGTTTGGCTGCTGCGGCATTGTTGGTTTGGAACAACTGGAAGGAGATCAGCGCAGCACTCAAATTGATGTGGGGTGATCTGAAAGCAGGATTCATCAAGCTGTTCCATGGAGACATCTTTGGCGCCCTGAAATCCTTCGCGCTGCTTTTCCTGACTGGATGGCAGACGGTGTTCAACACCTTGATTGCCGGCATGAACGCGATTCTGCCCGCGTCCATGCAGATCTCAAAAACCACATTTGCCGACAAAGCTCGAGGCTTTGATGGCGGCGGAAAGCTCGTAGTGCCAATCCCCAACAAGCAGAACCTGCCGATCCAGGTGCACAGCAGCATCATGCTCGACGGCAAAAAAGTCGGTGAAGCTGTGACCACGCATCAGGCGCGCGAGGCTGGCCGGCCCAACACCGGCACGCAAGGCTTCGATCCTTCTCGCAGCATGTTGAGGCCCAGCACTTCCAGCCTGGTCGTCCCGAGGAACTAACCAATGAGCTTCACGAGCTTCCTGGACAACTTTGCCCCGGACGGGGACCCGTTTGCCACTCGATTGATCGTCGGCGATGTTGAATTCAGCGGCCTAGAGGTTCCTGAGTCGGTCACCGTCGGCGCCAAACAACAGCTTGTCGTGCACAAGCTGGTGGGCGGCAAGCGAGTGGTTGATGTGATGGGCGTCGACTACGACAACATGTCGTGGTCTGGTTGGATGACTGGCGCGACCGCGGGAGATCGGGTTACTGAACTCGAAACCCTGCGCGATGCTGGCAATCCACTGACGTTCAACATGGACGGCTACTACTTCAGCGTTGTGATCCAAGCTTTCAGCGCCCGGTTTGAACATGTTTATCGTCGCAACTACTACATCGATCTGCTGGTTATTGAGCGGCTGGACGCGCCGATCACCGAAAACGCGCTGTCAGGCACGCTCGACGCATTGGTGAACAGCGACGTCGGTGAAGCCCTTGGTCTTTCCAGCATCATCAACTCTGATGCCGTGACGACCAGCATTGCCGCGGTAAAGGATGCCGTATCGCAAGTGCAGGGATTCGCCAACGCCACGATCAGCACAGTTCAGACGGTAATCCGACCGCTGGTGGCCGCTCAGGCTGTCGTGCAGTCGGTGATCTCGCAGGCAGGGGCGTCGATCAACGACATCACGACCCTCGGCGGCTTGATTCCTGGCAACCCGGTGGCGACCGCAGCGAACAACGTGCTTCGTCAGGGGGCCGCCCTGACTCAGCTGGCCCCGTTGTATCAAATGCAGAGCGTGCTCGGGCGACTACAGAAAAACGTACTCGCCGGGCCACTGGCCAACGGCACCTCCAGCGTTACGACCAGCAACTCCAGCTTGCAGAAGATCGCCGCCGATGCTTACGGCGACCCATCGAAGTGGACTCTCATTGGCGAGGTCAACAACATCGCCGACCCGCAACTCGACGGCATCCAAACGATAAAAATCCCAATAGGTGAGTAATTGGACATTAACCAAGCCGATATCACTCCTGGCGCTCGGCACGTTATTGGCCGGGTTTTACTGAATGGGGTGGATGTGCCGTTTGTAGCGGCCGAAGTGGATAGCAATTCGTTCTATTCGGCCGACACTTTCACGGCGACATTCGCGATGAGCGACCTACCGGGCGAGATGAAGACCGTCCGCTGGTGGAGCAAGCAAACCACGATGGAGCTTTCGATCTCGGTCGGCTTGATAGATCAGAACGCCACGAACTGGAAGGAACTGATCGTTGGCCTGACCGACAGGCCCTCGATTGACATGGCTCGCTTCGAGGCAACGGTTGAGGGGCGGGACTACACCAGCACGCTCATCGATACCAAGACCAGCGAGAAGTTTTCGAACTACACCACCAGCGAGGTTGCGGTGATGCTCGCCGGCCGGCACGGCCTTAAGCCGGTTGTCACGCCGACCACCACAAACGTCGGCGCCATTACGAAGTTCGATCACACGCACATCAACGATGAGCGCTCGGAATGGGACCTGCTGTCGTATTTCGCCGGCATGGATGGATTCCAGACCTATGTCGTCGGTAACGAGCTGCATTACGAACCCGCGCTCGATCCGGATACGACGGATCAGTACCTGATCAAGTGGGTGGCACCTGGGGAGCTCGCATTTCCGCTGTGCAACACCACGGAAGGGCTCCACTTGGAGCGTGATCTCACCTTGGCCAAGGGCGTCACGGTTCAGGTCAGGTCCTGGAAGGGCGGGAAGGCATTCACTGAGACATACCCGAACAACAGCGCTCGCGGCATCTCGCCTGGCAATGCGACACCAAAGCGCCAGGTCTACAGCGTCGTTCGCAGTGGCCTTGATCGCCAGGCAGCACAGCAACTCGCCCAGAAGCTGCACAAGCAAATCACCGATCACGAAATGCGAATCCGCTGCTCGCTCCCGGGCGACAACATCCTCATGCCGAACACGATCATCCGCGTCGAAGGCACGAACTCAGATTTTGACCAGCTCTATTACGCCGACTCGGTGCGCAGGTCGATCAGCTTCGATTACGGCTACTCGATGAGCCTCACCGCCAAGAACCACAACCCCAATTCAATGGTGCTTCCATGAGCGCGATAGGCGACCTGCTGAACGCACAAAGGCAACACCAGAGTAATGGCAGCACCTACCCGCGCAAAGGGACCATCTCCAGCTACGACAAGGACAGCTACAGCGTGAAGGTGCTGATCCAGCCGGAAGATCTGGAAACCGGGTGGATTCAGCTCGACGCCCACGGGGTTGGCAATGGTTGGGGCGTGGTCGTTGGCCCGCAGATCGGCGATGAGGTGGAAGTGTCGTTCGACAACGGAGACCCAAACCTCGGGTGCGTCACGGGGCGTTACTTCAATGACACCAACACGCCCCCACCAGTGCCGAGCGGCGAAACCTGGATCGTTCACTCGACGGGCTCCGTTCTCAAGTTCAACAACGACGGCACTGTAACGCTCAGTGCAGTCGCTGCTCTGGGTGTTCATTCGGGCGTGGCCATAAATTACAACGCTCCGCAGCACAACTTCACCGGCGGCCCGGTCGCGATGGATCACAAGCTGACGGTTACCGACGCTGACGGCATTGAAGTTGTTGGCGGAGACGTCAAGGCCGACCTGATCACCCTGAAAACCCACCGCACAAGCGGCGTTACCGCTGGCAGCGGAACTTCTGGAGCGCCGGTCGTATGAAGGACCTGAACCACTACGTCGGCGACGACCTCATGTTGTCACCGACCGGGAGCCTGTCTCCCGTTGAAGGCATGGAGCGCGGCAAGCAGCGGATTCTGCGGCGGCTCATCACCAACCCTGGCGACTACCTATTTCATCCGACCTACGGCGCAGGTCTTGGCCGGTACGTCGGAGCGCTGACGAACATCCCAGAGATCATATCGCTCATTCGTGGCCAGATCCTGCTCGAGGACTGCGTCGCGAAGAAGCCTAAGCCGGTGATTTCCGTCACGCCGTCCAACGAAACACTCTCCGTCAATATCAGCTACACCGATTCCGCCTCGGGCGAGCCGGTGACGCTCTCGTTTGAGGTAAATCGCTGATATGGCATCGCTCAATATCAAGGACTTCACCACACTGGTTCGTGACCAGGTGACTGCCATTCAGGGCCGCGCCGCGGGGCTCGTCGACTTCACCATTGGCTCGTTGTTGCGGGCCATCACAGAAAGCAACGCCAGTGTCCTGCAGTGGCTTCAGCAGCTGATCGTCACACTGCTCGCAACGACCAGGGCGTCGACTTGCTCTGGCCCGGATCTTGACAGTTGGATGGCCGACTTCGGCTTCTTCCGGCTGTCAGCCAGCTTCGCGACCGGCAGTGTCACGTACTCGCGTTTCACGCCGACCAACTCGGCACTGATCCCGATTGGCGCGCTGGTCGGATCAACTGACGGCTCGCAGCAATTCTCGGTGACGATCGACACCACGAACGTGATGTACAGTGCTGAGCTGGGTGGCTATCTGATCCCGGCCGGCACAGCATCAGCAACGGTTCCGGTTGTTGCCAGTACCGCCGGAGCAGCCGGGAACGCGCTAATCGGTACGGTAACGGTGATCGTTGGCAGTATCAGTGGCGTTGACACTGTCACGAACTCCGCCGTTTTCGCCAATGGCGTTGACCCCGAAACCGATTCGGCTTTCCGAGCGCGCTTCGTGCTGTGGGTGCAGTCGCTTTCCAAGGCGACCAAGGCTGCCATCGGCTTCGCGCTGTCCTCAATGCAGCAAGGCGTGTCTTATACGCTGACCGAGAACCATGACTACAGCGGGAACCTGCTCTACGGCTACTTCTATGCAGTGGTCGATGACGGTAGTGGGGCGCCTTCTGGTGCTTTTCTGGTGACTGCTGGAGCCGCTATCGAATCGGTCAGGGGCTTCACCACCCGATATGGAGTGTTTGGTCCTGTCCTCGTGACGGCCAACGTCGCCATGACCATAACGACTGATCCATCCGTGACGCACAGTGTTTTGGTGGCTCAGGTGAGTGCCGCGCTACAAGCCTATATCTCCAGCCTGACCCTTGGGCAGATCCTGCCTTATACCCAGCTAGCCGCAATCGCTTATGCAGTTTCCCCCGCGATCACGAACGTCTCAGGCGTACTGCTCAATGGCGGGACTGCGGATGTCGGCGCAACCAATAAACAGGTCATCCGACCAGGCACAGTGACGGTGGCTTAAATGAGCGTTGGCGACCAAACGGACATGTTCGGCCGGCTGAAGAACCTTTTGCCGCCCGGCTGGTTCGGTGACAGTAATCCGGTCCGTGATGCGCTTCTGTGGGGCTATGCCCAAGCGCTTTCATGGGGGTTCACCCTTTACTTATATGCAAAGGACCAAACGCGGATAAAAACCGCGACTGACGGATGGCTCGATTTGATCGGCCTGGATTTCTTCGGCAACAATCTAATCAGGCTCTCGAGCCAGCTGGACGCCAGTTATCGCAATCGAATCCTGATTAACATCTTCAGGGAGCGAGCAACGCGGCATGGCATGGACCAGGTACTTTTTGATCTGACCGGCAGGCATCCACTGATCATTGAACCGGCCAAGCCGGATGACTGCGGCTGTCTTGGGCTGACGCTCGGGCTGGGTGTTGCTGGCCCGCTCGGCTCGACAAACTGTCCCTATCAGGCGTTCGTCACGGCCTACAGGCCGGCAGGAAGTGGCGCCGGCAATTGGCCTGGTATCGCCACCAACTGGTTCGGCCTGTCCCAAACGAGCGGACTTGTGCCGGCCTCGCAACTCTTCTCTGATGTTTCAGATGCGGACATCGTCGCTGCCATCGAGGCAACGAAAATGTACGGATCGACGGTCTGGTACCGAATCACCAGCTGATTTCACTCATTCAACTCTATGCCCGCCTTGAGCGGGTTTTTTTATGGGGATTCCATGGACAGACAGATCGTTTATCCCGGCCAAATTCTGCCGGAAACCAGCCTACTGCAAATGGCGAAGGACTCGATGGTCGGCCTGGCTAAGCTGTCGGCCGCCATGCTCGGCACCAGCACCATGGCCAACGGTTTCGCCGTCACGCCGACTGGACCAGCTTCGCTGCAAGTCGTTTGCGCGCCCGGCGAGATCTACAGCCTGACCAGCATCGACGCCTTGGCATTTTCAACACTGCCAGCCGATACCACTCACTCGATCATGAAGCAGGGCATCCTGCTCGATGGCGTGACGCTGAGCTGTCCTACGCCCGGCACCACAGGCCAATCCATTAACTACTTGGTGCAGGTGACCTATCAGGACTCCGACTCGGCACCGGTTCTGCTGCCTTATTACAACAGCGCGAACCCCTCCCTTCCATTTAGCGGGATGGGCAATAACGGACTCACTCAGAATACAAACCGCAAGGGCGTAGCCGTTGTCGCTGTGAAAGCAGGCGCCTCTGCAGTGACCGGCAGCCAAGTCACGCCAGCGCCTGACTCTGGGTATGTTGGCCTGTACGTGGTCACTGTCGCTTACGGTCAAACCACTATTACATCCGGGAATATCAATCTCGCCGCCTCGGCGCCTTTGATCAACTCGACCCTGCATAGCCT